AAGCGCTTGAATAGAATTAGCTACCTCATGATAACCAGGACAAACCACGATGTTGTACTCGATATTCTCAGAACGAATATCGGTGTTTCCTGGGCCGATAACTTCTTGTAAAGCTGTAACGATAGCCGATCTACGAGCTGCATCGTTCTCACCCAGACCTGTCTGGTTCAAGAACTCTTGAGTAAACTTATAATCATCAGCGGCAGCAACAAGAAGATCACCACCTTCAAGCGCAGTAAACTCACCGGCTACCACAGAGCCACCAGGATAAGATCCACCATATGTACCTATATTGTTGGCGATGAAGGTTAAGCCGTCGTACTGACCTGTGGAAGGGTTAGTGAAACCGTTACCAAAGATAAGAATCGGTCCACCGGTCGGCGTCAAGAAATCGGTCTCTGCGGAGTTGAAACTGTACATATCAAACATATCAGCAGTTGCAGAGTTAACCAAGCTAATGAGGTCCGAAGGACTTACGGTAGTCTTATAACCAGGCGATGAAGGAATAAGGTTGTTTGAGGTGTTATACTCGTTAATAAATTGGTTTATCAAATTTTCCAATACAACCTTAGACTCTAGAATCTTACGATCCCAGAGATCTTGAATGTCGTCAAAGTCATCATTGAGATTTACGTTCGCCCGGACGACATACGCAAAAGAACCGGTCCCTAAGAAATTATTAAGAGCAGCGAGACCGTACTCGTTACGCGCGTCACCGTGATGTTGTTCACCGGTACCGCTATCCTCTAGGAATCTAGGAAGCCCGTAAAGTGTAAGTGATTGCTGAATCGAGGTAACGGAACGAATCTTACCGTACTCGAAGGTGCCTAGGGCATCACTGATGCCATCGGGTTGGGTCTTCTCATCTTCGGTGCATATGAACACTAGTGGCACTGTCGGGGCAGCTGCAGGTATAAAGAAACTTTCATCTATAACCGTTACTGACACTCCTGGGGAGACTAAAGTCGCCATAAATATTTCTCCTTAAAGGTATAAAAATCCATTAAACTATGTTATAATTATTTATACCTAATTGTAAGTTGGACTAAAAGTGTACGAAGAACTCATAGAAGAATTAAAGAGAGATAAGGCGTTTGCAACAAATGGTAGCATATCACGACATTTCTTAAAAAAAATATCAAATGATGAGATTTATATTAAAAAAATAATGGATGCTACATTTTTTTTGCAATTTGACGCGAATTTAAAAGTACGTTTAAACTACATTAAAAAAGGTTTAACTAAACAGATAGTGTGTAAAACATGCAATGAACCCGTAACAAATTTAAAATCTAAATTTTGTTCAAAAAAATGCATGTATCTTTCTAAAGAAATTAATGATAAAAAGAAAAGAACAAACTTAGAAAGATACGGCGTAGAATATCCTTCACAATCACGAAATGTAAAAGATAAAGTAAAAAGAACCAATATAGAAAGATATGGTGTAGAATATTATATTCATTCAAACGTGTTTAAAGAAAATTATAAAGAATCTTGTAGAAAAAAATATGGTGTGGATCATCACTTAAGTTCGAACGAGATTAAAAGAAAGAGAGAAGAAACTACAATAGAAAGATATGGAGTTAAACATATATCACAAGTTCCATCAACAATAAAAAATAAAAAGAGAACGAACTTAAAAAGATATGGTGTAGAATATCCTTCGCAAGTAAAAACAATAAAAGATAAGGTAAAGAAAACCACGTTAGAAAGATATGGTGTAGAAAACATTTCTCAAAGACACCTATCAAAAGAAAACATATCAGTTTTAACATCTAAAGATGCGTTGTATGAGAGATATATCGTTAAAGATGTGTCTCCAAAAGAGATAGCTAAAGAATTAAATGTAACACTTAGTTGGGTATATAGTAAATTAAAACATCATAATATAAATTTAAAACCGTTAACGCGTTCGTATGGTGAGAGAGACGTATTTAATTTTATATCATCAATATATTCCGGTGAGATCGTTCAAAACGCTCGAGATATAATATCCCCGTTAGAACTTGATATATTTATCCCATCCCTTAATATTGCGATAGAATTTAATGGAATCTATTGGCATTCGGAGTTAGCTGGAACACCTAAAGATTATCATCTTAATAAAACTCTGAGATGCGAAGAGAAAGGAGTACGTCTTATACATATTTTTGAAACGGAGTGGGAACAGCGGCGTGAGATCGTTAAGAGTCGTATCAGGTCACTACTGGGTAAAAATATGTCTATAGGTGCTCGAAAATGTGAGATAAAAGAGGTAAGTTCTAGAGAGAAGAGGGAATTCTTTGAATCAACACACGTTCAAGGTGACTGTCCTTCCTCGATAAATCTTGGGTTATATCTTAAAGATAATCTAGTGGCGTGTATGTCATTTGGGCGGTCTAGATTCAACAAGGAGTACGAGTATGAGTTGCTTAGATTCTCTAATGGGTTAAATACCACGGTTAATGGCGGGGCGTCGCGTTTATTTCAGCATTTCATGAGAAATTGGAACCCAAAATCGGTTATCTCGTACTCAGACAGAAGATGGAATACTGGTAAGTTGTATAAAAAATTAGGATTTGACCTTAAGGGAAGTTCTAAACCAAACTTTTGGGTGTTCAATGATTTTATTTTAGAACATCGTTTACGGTATCAGAAACACAAGCTAGCTAAGATATTAGAAGAGTTCGATCCAGAAATAACAGCATGGGAGAACATGGTTAATCACGGGTACAACCGGATATGGGACTGTGGCAATCTTGTATTCGAATGGAAAAATAAGTTAATTCGCGTATTTTATTAAAAAAAGGGTTTACATTCTCGTCAACTTGTATATAATAGAACAATAAACTAAACGAAAGGAATACTGATATGGATATGAACGATTTGACGATACGCGAACGTGAAATAGTAAAGAACGCTCTTAGTCTGTGGAAGACGTCACTGGATATGACGTGTGAAGATACTCCTTATGAATCAACTAAGAAGGTTATAGGTGAAGTTATTAAAGAAATTGAAGTTATAGTTGAAAAAGTCGATTTTCAGTTTAAAAGAATAACCGACTTTGTGGATGGTGTATAACTTTACTTTTTCTTCTTTTTATGACGTTGCCAAATAACCCTACTACCGTATACTCGACCTTCTTTACCACGAACGACGACCTTTTCCTTACGGATAGGGGCGTCACTCCATCTAACGTTGTCCATAACGTTAGGAAGGTTGAGTTCTGGAACGCCCTTCGCTATTTCTGTTTGGGCGTTTAATGTTTCAATAAGGTACTCCTTAAACGTCATCATCCTATTGCCATCCCCGCTTCCATGCCGTACTGCGTGATATCGTTCGCGAGGTAGTCATCGAGTTGCTGATATAAATCGATCTTCATCGCATTTGCTTCTGATATAAGTAGGTCAGCATTAAGAGATATTGAACCACCAGCACCTGGTAAGCTAGCGTACTTGCTACGAATCATACCTAACGTGTACATCGCCTCGGCAGTTGCGAATCTCTCAATCCATGTCTTCGTGTACCTGTCCTTTAACAGTTCCTGATCGGTCTTCTCAACAGTGCAGTCGATTATAACTCTTTCAGGATGATAGAAAGCTTGATAGAAGTTAAGAATGCGCGTGTCCTCGTACCAGTTGAACGTGAGACGCGTAGCGAACATCTCCTCAAGAGTCTCAATGTACTGTGCAACGAGATAGTAAGACGTGAGATCGTACGTTCCCATGTGATAAAGGTTTTGAATCGCCATTTGGCCGTAGTGGCCACTTGCATGGGCGGTAGAGAGAAACGCAGAGGTAAAACGGTAGGCCGCCATAACGTGAACGATCTTATGATAACCTATTCTTCTGTTACTCAACTCATATGATTGTTGTCGAGGAAGAACGTCGAGGAAGAAGAACTGGCGCTTATACGCCGATGCACTTCTCTTTCTCAAAGATTCAATGCCACCCTGTATGGCCGTGTTCATCTGATAAGGTGTTAGCTCTACCTCTACCTGTGGAAACCCTAGCTGCTGGCGAATGCTATCTGC